GGGAAAGAATTTAAATTAAAAAGTCCAGAAGATAATCTTAGTAATCCAATAGGTAATTACATTGCTCTTCCAATGCAACCTGGAATATCTGATAGCAACTCCGTTGATTGGGGTGCTGATCAGTTAAATCCACTTCAGTTAGCAGGTGCTAGAGTTGCTGGAGGAATGATTGGTGATCTGGCTAAATTAGATCTTGGTGGTGCTGGTAAGAACGCTATGGCACGGATTCAATCATCACTAAAACAAGTTGGATTAGAACTAGATCAAGATCCAAATGTTATCACATCATACTTTGCAGGTGAAGCAGTTGGAGCAAATATCTTTACTCGTTCCACTGGAAAAGTTATAAATCCAAACTTAGAATTGCTTTTCAGAGGACCACAACTCAGAACATTTAATTACTCTTACAGATTTACTCCAAGAGAGGAAGGTGAATCTAAAGTAATCAAACAGATTATAAGACACTTCAAAAAACATATGGCAGCAAGAAGAAATAATGTAGGTTTGTTTCTTAAAACACCATATGTTTTTAAGTTGACCTATGTATATTCTCAAGGTGGACAACATCCATTCTTGAATAAGATTAAACCGTGTGCTCTGACAAACTTTAATGTTGACTATACTCCAGATGGAAGTTATGCAACATATACAGATGGATCAATGACTTCATATACAGTATCAATGCAGTTCTCAGAAATTGCTCCAATCTATGAAGATGATTATAAAGACACCGACAACGATATGGGTTACTAAAAATGGCAAGACCTTACTTTAGACAAGTACCAAACTTTGAATATGTTAATCGTAATGCAGATAATCTTGACATCTCAAATTACATTGAAGTAAAGAACCTTTTCAAAAAAGGAAAACTTCGTCCTGACATTTTCGGCAATCTAAACTTCTTTACAAAGTATAAGATTATTGGGGACGAAAGACCAGATAATGTTGCATACAAACTCTACAATGATTCTACATTAGATTGGGTAGTTCTTCTCTCAAATAATATTCTTAATATTCAAACTGAGTGGCCATTACCCCAGACATCTTTTGATCAAATACTCTTGGAAAAGTATGGATCCTATGAAACTCTATACTCTGGAGTTCATCATTATGAAACAGTAGAAGTCAAAAACTCCAGAGGTATTACTGTTCTTCCTGGTGGACTTAAAACTCCAAATACTTGGAGAACCAATGGAAACTTTATTCAAGTAACTAAAACATCAATTAATCAAATCTTTGCTGGAAGTGCAGGTGTTGCTTCTACAACTGTTACCGTATCAATGAATAATGGTATTCAAGGTTTGAGAGTTGGTGATCAAGTATCAATCAATAATGTATCTTTACCCGCATATAATGGTAAATTTGTAGTTACTTCTATTCTTGCATCAATTAATGATATTGCAATATCGTTTAATTACGAACTACCAGAAATTCCATCAGTTGCAAATCCAACAATCAATGGAACTGAAGAAGTTTTATTTACCATTGAAGGAAACCTTGGTGTGGGTAATGCATATTATTACGAATATTATGATGATGGTCTTGGTTATTATGTGACTTTACCATCCACAGAGGTAGTAACAGCAGTTACAAACTATCAATATGAATCTGAGATAGAAGATAATAAGAGAAATATTTTTACACTTAAACCACAGTATCTCAATGTAGTCTTTAATGATCTCGATGATATTATGCCATACAAAAAAGGTAGCACTCAGTATGTGAATGCTACCTTAAAGAAAGGAGATAATATCAGACTGTTTGAATAATCAGTCTTCTGCCAACCTCTGGAAATAACTCAGAGCATCATCCTCATCCTCATCAGACTTAGAGGAACTCAAGTTGTTGAGTTGAGCACTTAGGTCTTCGGGAAGTTCAGACTTCTGTGAACGTGAGGAGAAGTCAGGAGTATACGAACCACGATCGTTATCTTCTTCATCAACCTCTTCGTCCAAACGAGGACGTGGTGCAGGTTTCTGACCCAGAACATACTTCAGACGCTTTTCAAGATCTTCATAGGACTTGAACTGGTCGGGAGCAACAATAGCAGAGAGAGAATACTCTTTCTTCCACAGTGCTTCCAGAGCATCATCGTCATCCAACAGTGCAGAAGAACGATCAAACTCAGACTTGTCGTAGTTCCAGTAACCTTCAACCTTACGGATCTTCAAACGGAAGTTAGCACCAGCCCAGAAGTCAAAAGGATTGATGGGTTCTTCATCTTCAAATTCAGGTTGCATTGCATTCAGAATCTTATCAAAGATCTTCTTGCCGAACTTGAACAGAAAGACTTTACCTTCGTTCTCAGGATGTGCAGGATCCTTTACAACATAGATATTGCTGTAGTAAGACAGTTTGCGTTTCTGCTTACGCACAGTTTCCTTATCTTTTTCAGTACCACTGTTCCACAGTTCTCGATTGTACTCGGAGACAGGATCCTTACCACCAGTAGTGGTCAAAGAGTTCTCAATGTACCAACCACCAGGACCTTGGAAGGCGTGAGAGTACATCTTGACCCAAGGAAGATCTTCTCCCTCAGGAGCAGGTAGGAAACGAATGATGGCAGAACCAACACCAGTCTTGTCCATCTCTGGTTTCCAGAAACGATCGTCTGGACCACCACCACTGGTGTTCATTTTTTCTACTTCCTTCACCAGTTTCTCAGTAAGAGAACCCAGTTTAGATTGCTTCTTCAGATTTTCAAATGACATTTGTATACCTCGGATTGTTTGGATTTGGCCTGTGTGTACTCCATTAGTTTACAGGTCAAAACCTGTATTGTCAATGCGTTCCTTCATGGTTTCAAGAAGTTGCGTCATGTTACCAAAGATAACATTCATATCAACGTTGGAAGGAAGTCCCATCATCTGAGCAGATTCTTGAATTCTTTCCTTCATCTGAATTGCTTGAGGGTCATCAGAAAGTTTAAGACGAGTATAAAGAATCTGTTGCTTATTCAATAATCTCTCTAAGAGAGCAACATGAAATAATTTTTCCTCTCGATTCATTCGAGGAAACTCAAATACATTTCTATAGATATCTTCCTGAAGATCAGAAATTTCAGCCATCTCAGCACGGACGACTTCAGAATCAAAAAAACTCATGTTCCCCCAACGACTTCTTTAAGTATTTTTTTATAATGGAATACATCTATATGTAGGAAAGGTGAATACTTTCTCATTTTTAAACTGACGGTTTCCCACACAGGGTCTTTTAGTTTCTTATCAAAGTTCTTCCCGAACAGGAATATCTTGTCGTATATCACCAGTGTTTCTATACTGATATTACCGATCAGGAAATTTTTTAAGAGAAGTGGATGTCCCTTAGAACAATCAAACACTTCTTCAAATTTGTCTTCAAATAATTGTTGAGATTCTTCCTTAAACAAATAAGAAAGAGATTGAATTCTTTTCTGCCAAGACTTATATCTCAATTCTCCTTCTTTAATTAATTCACCAATCCATACTGTCTGAGGATCAGTGCAACTAATAAAGTTTGCAACAAAAAAATCTATAACTTCTTTATCTTCTTTTTGTCTGGATAACTTTTCAAACCAGTATCTATCCTTCCGTTTATAAAAGGATTGTAGTGATGCACGACTCTTACCTTGATACTTGTGATAATCATAAGAATCTTTTGTGAAATGATTCTTCAGAGCAAGGTAAGTCTTATAAGTATCAAAAGGCACCATTCAAAAAAGTAATATAGGGATTTTTACCGGGAAAATTTTTCCACTAAAAATGAAATTAAAAAACCAATCTGGCACGAGAAGTCTTCTTCAAGAAGTTTAACTCCATGGCTTCGTATTTAATCTTTTCTTTCAATGGTTTTGAAATAAGTTTTGGAACAGACTCAACATCAATACTATTCTTTTCACAAAAGTGAACGATGGCATCAATGTAATTCATATCCTCATTATGTTGTACGAGATTCTCGATCTCTTGGGCAAATCGAGAAGGACAGAAAAACTTATTCTCTAGTGCTTTTTCTAATTGATTCTCCATTTGACCTAACACAGTGATGTACAATCTTTTTCCTCAACTTTTGTTCATTCTAACACAAAGGAATAAAAAGTCAAGAAACTTGTTCTAACTTATCGTTTACAAATTTCTTGATATATTGCGTAAGCAATTTTATGTATTTTTTCTTGTTGTATTCTTCGTAGACTTCTACTTCTCCATTCTCACAAGTCATAATAATTACAAACTTCTTTACAGATAATCCAGTGAGTTCGTGAAGCATACACGCATATGCACAACACTGAACGAAGTATCCATCAATCCACTCTCGTGGTTTAGGTTGTTTAGAAGTCTTAAAATCGATGATTGAAAGTTCTCCATCAAACTCTGCGATGCAATCGACAGTGCCTGCAACACCCAAGTATTGACTATAAAGAGAACCTTCAAGGGTATAAATGTTATTTATACGTTTAAGAGCAGGGATTGCAATTTGAAAGAGATGTTCTGAAATAGGAAGAACATCAGAGTTGCAATCCATGTTCTTCAGATACTGTTCAATTAAAGTATGAGTATCTGTTCCCCGACTTGTTGCTTTACGAGTAATGCGATCTGCTTCTTCATCACCAACCTTTTTACGCCACGCAGCAAACTTTTCTTTACTGAAATGACTGATTACTGATGTGATAGAAACAAACTTTTGAAGTTCTTCTGAAGTAGGAACTTTATAATAACGAACTCCATCAATAGTCTCCCTCTCAAGTTGAGGGAGATTCAATTCAACGTGCTCAAACATCACAAATTCAATTCCATCTTAGCAACAAGATACTCCTTACAGAGACCAGAACGAACAATATCTTCGACACCAAATTCAATCATAGACATTGAAGGCATCACTCTCAAAATTCTCATAAAATCAACAATACCATTACGTTCATTTGTTTTCACAAGGTCTGATTGAGTTGCATCACCACAGAACATAATTTTAGAGTTCTCACCGACACGAGTAATGATACTATCAAGTTCGTGGAAGTTCAAGTTTTGGAATTCGTCAACGATAATGATTGCATTATCAAGTGTAGTTCCACGAATAAAAGAAGTGCTCCAAAAACTAATCGTTCCTTGAGTTTTCAGATTGCCATACAACATTTCAAATGCAGAATCATCAGGCATTTCGAACATATACTTTACCATATTCTTATAAGGAATTTGATAAAGACTTGACTTATCCTCGTGGTCTCCTGGAAGGAAACCAATTTCACGAGTTGCAACCAAAGACCTTACAATATAAATCTTTTCGTAAGGTGTTCTCTCATCCAAAACATCACGCAATGCATTGTAAAGAGTGATGAATGTCTTACCAGTACCAGCAGCACCGTAAGCCACAACGTTTTGTTGAAGTTTATATTGTTTAAACAGTTCCTCTTGATTATCAGTAAGAGGATCAATCGTCTTTATGATATCAAGATTGATTGGTTTTTTGCGTTTCATTTGTCTATTGCTCATTCCAAATGGCACAGGATTTGATACTCTTTTTTTCGGCATGTAATCAATTAATCGGTTTTACTTTAGAACCTGGCATCTTAGCTGCTTTTTTCAAAACATCATTCCATCCAGGATGTTTAACTCTGAGTTTATCATAAACTTCACCAATCTCACCAAAGTTTGGGAAAGTAGATGGATCGGAATAATCTCTTTCCCAATCAGGATTGTCTTTCTTCCACTGGTCCCAGTCATGAACACTCATCTTGACTTCTTTTTGTTCACCAGTTTGTTTGTTAATAACGGGATATACTGCCATAAAATTTTCTAAGGTATAGGGATATTTATTAAGACCACTCAAGTGCTTCAGACACTGCGGGAAACTGTTCATTAAAGATAGAACGAACTTGTTCAGCAATCTCCATGTGTTCCTTCTGTGTACCGTGTGCAGATCGAAGATCGATATAATGAATCCAAGAACGCACTGAGCCTGTCATATACAATCTTGTAGGAGTTGCTAGAGGCAATACAAACCTTGCACACTCTTTTGCTACTCCTGCCTCTAGGAGACGATTGTAGAGTTGCATACCACGTTCAAAATAAAGACGAATCTCTTCAGTCATCTGCAGTTTCAAATAATCAGGGATATCATCAATAGAGTTCTGACGATTCTTTGTATCCTGACGACGAAGTTCTGGCAGAGGAATAGTCTTACTCAAAAGATTACTATCAGCATATCGTTGCGAAAACTCTTGATATGTAAAAGAACGGTGTCTAAGAATTTGAGCTGCAAGACCACGAGTTGTATTGATTTCTACAGTCATGGTTGCTTGTTCAAAAATGCTCCAGTGTTGATGATTAATACAATACTTGAGCAATCCAGAGAACTTTTCATTCTCTTGATTAGCAGGATTACTTACACGAGCACAGTAAGCCATATGCTTCTCTGCATCAGGTGTAACACTAATGAGTTTTACTTCTGGTTTCATGTACTCAAAATCAGTCGGGATATCCATCATCGTCTCCATCATAAAATACTTCGTCGTAATCGGAAAGGTGAGGAGCAACGTCCTCATAGTTTAAATAGGAATCAGTGTCAGAATAAACTTCTGATTTAAGACAATCAACAAGAGATTCTAGATTCCTTATAATTAACTTAAGCTTTTCTTTGTCCATCTCATTGAACCTCCACAAAGGTAATTATACACAAAAAAAGAGGGTTCGTCAAGAACCCTCTGATTTAAATAGATTTTCAAACCACTCATCCAAATGAATGAGATAGCATGACCAATAGATGCAACCTCTATAAGTTAATTGATAACAAGCGGGTGGCCTGTTGTCTTTATCCATATCATCATAATGATATGTGTAATTTTGCATTACTTCACCTTAACTTGACAGTTACCTGCCATGCATAATTGAGCATTGTGACGACGATCTTCTTTTTGCTTCTGCTCTTTAATGAGTTGAAGCACGTTGATTCTCTTCATCACTTGTCCTCCTTAACGAACTTTACACCACGATAAACTTCGTTATGCTGTTGAGGCTGCTGTTGTTCTTGTCTTTGCTGACGATACTCTGAGGTATCGTAAGCTTGACCACGATAAACGACTTTAGACATTGGTTTACTCCAAAGAAATGAGATGGTTAAATCCCGTTCCTTCGGGCGGCGTTTGCGTCCCTAATGGGATGAACGATCCGTTCCGCGTCGTCCTACTTGCGTCCAGTTTCCTGGATGAACGTAAGGGTATTATACCCCAGACAATATAGTTATGCAAGTAGTTTTGTAAAATGTAATACAATTTTACAATATTTTAATCTCTTTGTCTCCAGTCGTCTGGTTTATCTCTGTTAAACCAATCAACGATTTCATCTGCGGATTCAAAACCTGTTCTATGAGTGGATGGATCTGGATCTCCCAAACCCATCTTATTCATAAAATCATCCAAACTACCTTCCTGCATATCAGGATTGGCAGCCTGTCTCCTTGCTTTACGAATCCATTCACGAGCAGTTGTGTTGGACTTTCCCAACTTTTCCGCCCATATCATATCAGAGAGAGAAACTTCTTCATTAAGAGCAATCTTACTACAGATTGACTCTAGTCTCAGGCGGTATGCGGGTGAAAGCATTTGTGTCTTCCAGTAGATAGTGTTCTGATTAATTGATATATTAAGTTAATGGTTTGCCATTTTTATCAACTAGTCCAAGTTTCTTTACTTGTGCAATATTAGATTTTTCTTTCTTTTTAATCTTTTTATACTTTTTTATAATTCTATCTATCTCTCGATTAGATATGTTTACTTTGAATTCATCTTCATTTGAAACAAATCCAAGTCCATTTTTTTTCATTTCTTCTTGATCATCAACATAATCATTGATTACCTCTTGGATTTCATCTCTAATGAGAGAGTTTATTTGATTTCTGAGATCTTCTTCATTCATCTTTTTTTCTTTTTGTCAGATGCTTTATATCCCCAAAGTTTAGGATTAGTCCTACCATATCCAAAGTCAATCTTTTGAACTGCTCCCGGACCATACTTATCGTAGTAGAAATCAAATAAGTCAACTCTTTTTCTACAACGAGTTACATCCATAAAAGTTTCACCATCCACATTATACCAAATCAGGTATGCATCATTTGGAAGTGATGAATCTTTTGCTTGAACCATAGTTGCTTTTTCAAAAAGGATTTCACACCCATATTCATGAGGCAGATGTCTTGTATTTTCTCTCGTTGAATCTGCCATAACTTTCTCCGCAACTACACTCACGAACGATTACCCCATTGAATATCAGGATAAGCCTCTTTTACAATGTCAAAACTGATTTTATATTTTTGATTAAGATTCTTATCTTTTACTAAACAAATAATCTCTGCTTCTTTTGGATGAAGTCCCTCTAGCATTTGAATGAACATTGTTTCTCTTCGAAGAGATGAAAGACTGTCATTTCCACCTTTAATAAAATGATAAAGATTTCTATATTCTCTTCTGAGAGATGTGTGATCAGTACCAATGGGAACTTCATTTTCCTTATAAGGAACAGTTCCTTCTGGAATTGCCGATTTTACAGAATCATCAAAATTCCAAATAAGAATTGCCTTCACAGAGGGGTCAGAGTACTCTCTTAAAATATTAACTTTATCTTGTTTAGTTTTTTGTTTAACAACCAATTCAAAGACTTCATGAATAAATGGATTGGCAGGAAGTTTTTTATTTACTTCCGATTGAGGAGTAGTCTTTGCTGGAGTTTTCCTAGTTCTACTCGTCGTCTTCTTCGTCGTCGTATTCGTAGTCATTTTCAAATCTCACTGCTAAAATTTCGTCTGGAATTATGTTTCCATGTTGATCAAACATTTCTGGGTGTGTATATGAGGGATATGTGCTCTCATAGAAATGTTGCTTTGCCATCCATCCTATTACTCCACCAACAAAAAAGAACATTAATGAAACAAGAGTACCGATGGTTAGAGTTACTGCTAACATTTTTTTTCTCCGAGAGTTATTTTTTCCGAATATCCAAATGAAATTCGAATTGTAAATGTATCTCTCGTTTAAGGAGAGAAATCATCTTACCAAACTTTATTTGGAATGTTTTTGGTTCTTCAGATTTCTTCCTCCTTTTTCTTAACAATAATTCCACACCCCGATTGATCTCGGGTTCGGAATTATTTAGTTTGCTTTTTACGTCTCCCCTTTCTTTTGTCATGGTTATACTTCCATGCATCTTCTAAGATGCCATACAAATAGTTTCTTATTTTTCTTGCTTCTGGTTTTGATATATGACCATAAGCTTCACGAAGTTGTTTATGCATTTCGTCAGCACCACCTTCAAGGTAATCATCAAGATCCATAACTACATTACTAATGTTTGAAGCTGTAGAACTTTCGATAAACTCTTCCACTTCAAACTTTCGAGCACCTTTTACCTTAAGGTAATCATAAAATTTCAGAACAAACTTACCCTGAAATGCATAATCAATTGCCTTTTCAACGTCATTATAGACTTCTTGAAAATTAGTTTCCATTAAACTAAATTTTGCTCCCTTAGATATCTCACAGTGTCGGTACATCCTCCGACATGTTTATCATTCACAATTACTTGAGGGAATGTACAACCCTCACCAAATTCTGCATAGAATTCTTCTTTAGTAAAGTCGGTATTCAATTTGTATACTACATGCTGTAGGTTTGCTAATTTTAACACCTGTTCTACTTTTGTGCAATATGGACAACCATCTTTAGAATAAATTGTAAATTTCATACCTTCTTTTAAAGATTGAGAATTATTTAGTGTGTATAATTGAGGCCAAGTATCTCTAATTATCTCGGCTAGTTTATATGGTGTGTTAGAACTGATCATAAAAGTGGAAGTTGTCTTATTCATTTTTTAGATGTGTTGGATATATTTTTGTTGCTGTCTTATCAAAACCTTTAGAAGAAACATTAACTTTTCCACCACGATTTCTAGATTTCCAATTTATACCAGACCCCTTCGGTTCAACTCTTTCAAGTTTAGTTACCATTTGTTCCTGTATGATTTCTTCTTCATTAACAACACAAAAATCTCTTTCTTTAATCCATGATGGAACATCAAATGAAACATAATCAAATTGCCAATACATTCTATCAAAAATTGGTTTCCAATATGTTTCTGCAGATGGACGATCTCCCATTTTTTGATGTGTTATTTCATAAGCTTCATCTTCAATAGAACGATAAAGTTCACGAAATTTGCGAAGTTGATCTTGTATTTCTAGCATACCTCCTTTTTGTTTACGAATTCGTTTGCCTTCTGCTTTTGTTTTAGCACGATTAGCACGATCTTTTTCTTCTTTAAATAAGTTTTCCAAAAGATTTATCTTATTTCGCAATTCAGTTCCATTTATATTTTTTTCTTTGAAGAGTTTGGTTTTTGTTCTAGAAATAAGTCCTCTATATTTTTTTTGATAAACTTTAACTGCTTCAATATAACCTCTAGATGCAGGATCAAGTGCCATAAACTGGTCATCTGGATGACTGTGATCTAGAAGATCATGCCACCCATAACGAGCATATACACCTTGAGATGCACCTTCAATACACATTCTAGTATGTGGAGAAAATTCAACTCTGTAAGTTCTTTTAATTGCTGTGTGAGCCATTATTATTGATGTGCATGAAGTCATTATACCATAAAAAAAGCACCCCGTGCAAGGAGTGCTGTGACGGTTGTGGAAGTGGTTTACTTAGAAAGTTTCCTAGCAACTTTACCTGCAACTTTACCCATGGCACGGGCAGCTTTTACTGCAATTGATTTTCTTTTATTGGTTGTGCTGGTTGACTCAGATTTTTTTGGTTCTTCTTTCTTTTTATCTTTTAATTTTGGTTCTAAACCATATCTTCTGGGTCTACCCTTATAAGTGTCACTTCCAGTTTGATTATCTCTAATTCTATCCATCGTTCTTGTGGTCTTCTGAGCCCTTGCATTCATTTTTGATCGTTCCTTAGGACTAGTAAATGTTTTATCGGACATGGTTTTATTCATTTTCATAATTCTACGGGCCCGTTTACTATTCAATTCACCTTGTCTTCCTTGAATCTGACTTCCAGATGCTTTGTCTGCTCTGTCCATACCAGCAGAAAGTCTATCTTTTTCTCTTTGAATTTTTCTTGATACTTTTTTCTCTGGGAATGATTTGAATGCTTCATCAAGAATGAAATCAATATCATCTTCATCCAACTCTTCAGACATTAAGCAAAGTGCTTCTTCTAAAGTATCTACCAATTCTTCTTCAAAAATATAATCTAAAACAATATCAAAGATATCAAAATCTCCACACTCTTCATCAAGTTGCTGATTTTCAACAACTTCTAAATATGCTTCATGAAGGTTACGGAGTTCGTTAATATCCATTTTTTTTTAACTTCCATAGATTTATTTATAAAAAGTTAGAGTGCTTCCAGATTTTCTACCAGTGTTTTGAGTTCTTGTAGGGTGGCATCATTTTTGAGTGTGTTGGCTCTGTTGCTGATGACCCATACATTGCCTTTGATGTATCCCTTTGTGGGATCTTTGCGGTCTAATGATGGGGAATGAATCCTATCTTTTACTTCAGTATCCAACTTAATTCCAAGTAAAGGACATCTTTCTGGAATTATAATGTCTTCCTTTGTTATTGTAAAATCTAAATTTTTCTTTTTAGATCTTTCTCTGGCATTCAAAAACATTCTAACTCTTGGATCTTGACCTCTTTTTCTATCCCACTTATCCTTCCAACATCCACAAGATTTTACATCTTTCTTTTTAACAACAGATGAATGTCTTGTCCACTTTTCATTTCCACATTCACATCTAACATATACCATTAGTTGTTTTCCTTGTGTCTCTTGTTTTAATACAGTTAGTTTAGAAAAAGTTTCTCCAACTACAGACGGTGTTCTTCTTCCCATTATTTTACCACAGGTTATAACTATTTATAAGTTTCATTATTTACAAGTGGTAAAACATAATAAAAAAGAGACCCGAAGGTCTCTTGCATTTCCACTGGGGAATGTATTTTTATCACAATGCGTTACCACGCGGCAACACCTCTTCAGGAAATTGGAAGTTTTGTCCTGGTTGGTCTACTGGAGCCATCCATGCACGAAGACCTTCATTCAAAAGAATGTTTTTCGTGTAGAATGTCTCAAATTCCGGATCTTCTGCTGCTCTCAGTTCTTGAGAAACAAAATCGTATGCACGAAGATTAAGAGCAAGTCCAATAATACCGATAGAACTTGTCCAGAGACCCATGACGGGAACAAAGAGCATAAAGAAATGCAACCAACGCTTGTTACTAAAAGCAATACCGAAAATCTGTGAC